TGCTTTTGTCGCCGGGCTTCCAGGTGCCGGCGTCGAGCTCCTTCCAGCCACCGCGCAGATTGACGATGACGGGTTTGGCTTGTGCCCCCTGCGCCTGGATGGCGCCCCGGATGGTGATCTGGGTGGCGGCGTTGTCCAGCAGGCCGAAGAGTTTGAAGACCTCCGGGTCGTGGTCGGCAATAGTGAGCTCGGCTTCGAGCTTCTCCATACCGAGGTCGATCTCGACCGGCAGATCCATACCCCCTGCACGGTGCTCCTCGGTTTTGAGGGTGAGTTTGGGCAGTTGGATCTCGTCGATGCGCCCGGCGTAGCCGCGACCATCGACAAAGAGGTTCATGTTCTTGAGAACACGCGGCAGTTCGATGGCCATTACAGAATCTCCTCGAGATAGTCATCGACCAGGTGCGAGCGAAAAATGATGTGCTCGGCCGGGTACGGCGGGGTGAAGTCGAAGTTGAAGTAGATCTTTCCGTCCTGGATAGACTGGGGCGAATTGAGGTCCGGGTCGGCCCAGCACTTGCCACCGAGGATTGCGCCCTGGGCTTTGAGCTGCCGCAAATAGGCGTTCACCCCCTCCGTGACTTCTCCCACGTAGGTCTTGGTGATGTTGCGATCCACCGCCCAGAGGTGGGCGCGCAGCAGCGACTCGTTGATCATGTCGGCAGTGCGCCGCACCGAAAGGAAGGCCCACTTGGGGTCCGAGGAACAGGTGCGGTTGCCCCACAGGCGGTAGCCATCCTCCTGAATGATCGTGGCCACCTCGTTCTCGTTGAGCAGGTTGGCCCGAGCATTCGGGTCACCGAGTGCAAAGTCCACCGGGCGGTGGCTGCCAAGGATGCCGTTGATGACATTGTTCGAGGGCGACCACCAGAACCCCCGGTCGTTGTCGATCTTGGCAATCAGGCCGGCAACGCGTGCGGAAACGGGCTCAGTCACCACCACACCGTTCTTCATCACCTTGACGTGCGGATCGACCACATAGATGCGTGGGGAGCCCCAGTCCTCGCGGTAGTCGATGGCGGCGGCATCGGTCGTATTGGGACCGTCGGCGATGATCACCGCGCGCAGGCGTTCGGCAATACCGAGCAGTTCCGCCACCACCGGGTTCGCCAGTTGGCGGGTGTCGTCATCGGGATCAGTGGGGCGCTGGTGCGTAAAACCCGGGGCGATCAGGATGCGTGGCGTGACCTTGGCGACCGACTGTGCCGCCAGCAGCGCCTGCAGGCCGAGGTACTGACCGGTCTCATCAACGCCACCCAACACGTGGGTCTGTGTCTCGGCTTCGGTCGCCCCTTCTGCTACCCGGATCACGACCACCAGCGCCCCGGCCTGATCGAAGATGCCGTCGATGGCCATGGGCAAGGTGCCGGTGGCACCCAGCTTGGCTGCCTCCAGGCGAGAGCCGGCAATGAGCACTGGCGTGTTCAAGGGAAATCGCTGTTCATCCGCATCCGGTGCGGTGCCGACAAGCCCGATCACGGAGGATCGGACGGTGCGAATAGGACGGGGGCCGTTGTCGATCTCAACGACCTCGACCCCATGAAGAAAGTGATCTGCCATGGCAGTTCTCCAGAAACAAAAAATCCGCCAATTGGCGGAATAAATCGGGGGGATGGGGTGATCGGGCAGTCGGTGGATCAGATCAGCGGCTTGCCGCGATCCGGTTCGATGGACTTCTCACAGTGGTTCGGATCGAGTCGGTCCAGCAAGCGACACAGCACACAGGCCCAGCGCTTGCCTTCGCGCGCAGCCTTGCCGGCACGGGAACTCAGCGTCTCGTCCTCGTGCCCGCCAAAGGCCGCATTGGCCAGCTGGTCGTGGGCGACGGCAATAGTCCAGGCCCGGCGAGAGCCGGTGATGATGGCCAACAGCATCCAGATTGACGCAATCACCGCCGCGATCTGGCAGAGCAGCCAAATGGCCAGCATCGACAGACGGTGTTGGATAGCAGCCATCACCGCAGCACCTCCTGCACCCGGGCCTCCGTCAGAAGCCCGCTGGCGGCGAGCGCCTGCAGACCTGCAACGGTCTGTGGGTCCGTGACATCGACGTGTTCGGCCAGTTTGAGTTTGTCGAGGAACACCTCAACCATGACCTCGGTCTTGGCGGCGGTATAGATGGCCGCCAGCTCCTCCATCGTGAAGCGGTTCATGAAGGCGAGCTTGGTCAGCGGTGTCGCCGGGGTCAGCGTGGCCGCAATGGCGTTCTCCGGCGCCGGTTCAGAAAACGCAAAACTGCCATCGGCCTGCTTGACCATCCCCGCTTGCACACCGACAGCCGCCTTGGTCCATTTGAGGTCCGGATGAAACCGGCCCTTGGGGTCGGTGTCGGTGGTCTCGACCACCTGGTCGTTATCGAGTCGAATCCAGTTGGGCATCGTTTTTTCCTCCTTCATCACCATTCAATGGCCACGTAGCCGGGACCGCCATTGCCACCGTTGCCGCCAGTGCCGCCGTAGTAGTTGCCGTTACCGCCGCCTCCACCGCCGTGCCCTCCGTTGCCGCCGTTGGCGTTGTAGCCACCACCTCCACCACCGCCCCCCAGAAAACCACCCGCGCCGCCGTGGGAGCTGCTGTTGGATGTGTAGCAATAGCCGCCCGAGCCACCGCCACCGGGACCGCCGTTGCCGCCCATCAACGCGGCCGATTGGCCCCAAACACCGGCCGCCCCTCCGCCGTTGCAGTTCAATAGACGTGGCGTGGCGAAGGAATAGGCTTTCACCGTGAGCAGTCCCGCCGAGCCGGTCACAGCGGTGTAGAACTTGGGCACCACACTGGCCGCACTGGAGAAGTCGGCCAGATCGATGCCGGCCGTCGAGTAGTGCGTCCCCCACAGTGGGATGGCGAGGCTGCCGTCGATGGCCGGGCCGCCATTGCCGTAACCCATCGGATTGCTGGAGCTGATCGAGATCTGACCGGAATCGGTGCCGTGACCGCCTGCGCCGCCCGATCCACCCCCGGCACCGGAAATGGCGATGTGGTTCGAGGTTGATTGCTGAGACCACTGGGTGGTGTTTCCACCTGGGCCGCCAATGCCACCGCCCCCGGCACCAGCGGCGGTGTAGTGGGATTGGAAGCCCACGCTGCCACCGTTCCCGCCGTTGCCGAGCCAGGACCCAGCGGCACCCCCGCCGCCGCCACCGTGGTTCTCCGAGCCGGAGCCCCAGGAGCCGTAGCAGCCACGACCACCGGTACCGCCAGTGCGGTTAAACAGCGTGCCGCCCGTGCCTGTTCCACCGGCACCACCGCTGCTGTAGCTGTTGCCGTGGCCATCGGCGCCCTGACCACCGGTGGCCGACAACAGGCTGCCAACACTGGAAGTGCCGCCATTGCCGGCCTTGGTGTTATTGCTGCTCGATCCGCTGCCGCTGGCCCCCACGGTGATAGCCAACACTTGACCTGGGATGACGTCGTACTCGCCCATCGCAAAACCGCCACCGCCCCCACCGTTACCGCCGTAGTAAGTGGTCTTGGAGCAGGCACCACCGCCGCCTGCACCGACCACGATGGCGCGAATGCGCGAGACGCCGGCCGGTACCGTGAACGAGTAACTGCCTGCCGAGGTGTATTCCTGGTAGTTCTTGTATTGGCGTGGATCGACCGTATCGGTGCTGACGCTGCGCAGAAATCGTCCCATTACGCTACCTCCTCGATGCCCCAGGCGTTGAAGGTCACGCTGGCGGCGCTGGCCTGCACCACGATCTTCTGACCGGTGGCCAGAGACAGCGCGGTGCGCTCCAGCACCTCGGTCGCCGCCAGGCTCACATCAAATTCGATGAACTCGCTCTCAGCCGGGGTGGCTGACGCGGTCAGCGCCACGCGCACCTTGGCCGCAACCGTGCCCTTGTTGCAGGCGGCGACATTGACCACCGCACGGCGGCCGGTGGGCACTTCATAGAGGGTCGCCAGCGTGTTGGCGGCTGGCAGCGCCGTTCCCAGAATGGACATCGAGGGGGCTCCTTAGAGTTGGGCAAGGAAGAAGGTCTTGCGCCCCAGCACCAGTTGCTGGGTGACGCTGTTGGCAGCGGCCGCCGCCTGCTGGATCGCGGTCTGGGCCGCCGCATTGACGGTCGCCACGGTGCTGGTCTCGGTCTGTGCCATCACCGACAGGGCCGCGTCCTTGGTCTGTGTGACCGAGGCTTCGGCAGATGCCTTCGTCGCCGTGATGAAACTCTCAGCTTCCGTCTTGGTAGCCGTGACGTTGGCAATGGCCACATCAGCGGCCGTGGCAATGGTGTCGAGCGTCGCTGTCTCTACGGAGGTCGCGTGCGCCGACATCTCCGCCATCTTGATGTCGCCCATCTCCTCGACCTCGAGGACGGTGGCGCGACCACC